TGCAGATTTTTCTCGCAAAAAATTGGCTCCAAATGAGCGATTCAGGAATGGTAGGCGATGACAATCAACCATTACCGTGGAACGAAAACGAAAACGACAAGGACTAAAAATGACACTCAAAGAACTGGCAGAACAGATAAAAATAATTAGAGACAATCACCTTGCACACCTTAAACAAGATGTGGATAGAGTTGAGCATAGATTAGAAAAGATGGATGCTAGGATTTGGTATGTGTTGATAATATTGATTGGAGTCACCGTGCTACCAGTCATTGGTAAATTATTTTAAATATGAAATTAAGTAAAACACAGGAGACCGTCGCCCGTGACAATCACCGTTTTAGAGTGGTTGTTGCAGGGCGGCGCTGACGATTTGGTAAAACACATTTAGCCATAAGAGAACTGTGTTATTATGCTAAAGACCCTAACAAAGAGGTTTGGTATATTAGCCCAACCTATAAACAGAGTAAAAACATTGTTTGGCGTAAACTAAAGAAACAACTACAGGATCTACGCTGGACAAAGAAAGTAAATGAAAGTGAACTGACTATTGTTCTTAAGAATGGTAGCACCATAAGCCTAAAAGGTGCTGACAATTATGACAGTTTGCGTGGTGTAGGATTAGATTTTATAGTATTGGATGAGTTCGCTGACATACATCCAGATGCTTGGTATGAAACATTGAGACCTACACTGTCAGATACGGGCGGACGGGCATTGTTTATAGGAACCCCAAAAGGCATAGGGAACTGGGCTTATGAGTTGTATCAAAACTCATTAGATGACACTAAGAACTGGGCAAGTCATCAGTATACTACCATAGATGGTGGATGGGTGCCAGAGGACGAGATTGAACAGGCTCGCAAGGACCTTGATGAGAGGACATTCCGCCAGGAGTATATGGCTACCTTTGAAACATTCACTGGTAGAATATACTATGGATTTGATAGAAGTCAGAATGTTGTTGAATTGGATAACATTGATACCAGGGTATTATACACTGGCTGGGACTTTAACATTGATCCTATGAGTGTGGTTGTGGCAGTGAGACAAGGTGATGACATATACGTGATAGATGAGATTAGAATGTTTTCATCTAACACACAAGAAGCAGTTGAAGAGGTAAAAGCCAGATATCCTAAAAGTAAGATATGGGCTTATCCAGATCCTGCGTCAAGACAGCGTAAAACTAGTGCAGGTGGTATGACGGATCTTATGATCCTACAGAATGAGGGACTTATAGTTAAAGCACCAAGGGCACATACACCTGTAAGAGATAGAATTAACGCTGTCAATTCAAGACTGTGTGACAGTTTAGGTGAAAGACATTTGTTTATATCACCAAAAGCCAAACACACAATAGAAGGGTTAGAGAGACAGACATATAAAGAGGGAACTAGTCAGCCAGATAAGGATGGTGGCTACGATCATATGATGGATGCAATGGGTTATATGATTGATTATATATTCCCAGTAAGAAGAGATGTTGATTATGGTATCCAACCACAGCGTTGGGATCATGGGATAGCAACAAACTAAGGACGGAAAAATGAGAAAAACGCTACAAGATGCTTATAACACCATAGTGTCAACGCATGAAATGTATACCAATCACAAGAATCGTTGGAATTTCTTGTTAGAATCATACATTGGCGGTGATGAATACCGCAAAGCAGGACACCTAACAAGATACAGTATGGAAACCAATGAAGGATACAGTGCTAGACTAACTGCAACACCGTTAGACAATCACTGTCGTTCAGTAATTGCTACATACACATCATTTTTATTTAGAAATGAACCATATAGAGAGTTTGCCAGTTTAGAAAACAATCTAAATTTAGAAGCATTCTTAAAAGATGCGGACCTAGATGGTAGAAGCCTAAACGCATTTATGAAAGATGTTGCTATATGGAGTTCAGTGTTTGGACACTGTTGGATTATAGTGGCAAAACCTAATGTCAACGCAGGCACAAGAGCAGAAGAACTAGGACAAGGTATCCGTCCATACCTTAACCTACTTACTCCTCTAACTGTGACAGACTGGGAATGGAAGAGAGAAGCAAGTGGTGCTTACACACTGAGTTATTTGAAATATGTAGAAGATGTCAATGACACACGTTCAGTGATTAAAGAATGGACACTTAAAGAAATTAAGACATCTACTATAAATCATGAGTCTAGAGAACTAGAAGAAGAATACACAGAACCAAACGGTTTGGGAGAAATTCCTGCAGTGATAGCATATTCATCACGCTCACCTGTAAGAGGATTTGGCGCTAGTCAAATTGGCGACATAGCGGATCATCAGAAAAAAATCTACAATGAATACAGTGAGATTGAGCAGAGCATTAGATTAAATGGACATCCCACATTGGTTAAGACAGCAGAAGTAGAAGCAAGTGCTGGAGCAGGTAGTATCGCACTGATGCCAGATAACATGGACCCAGGATTAAAACCATATCACTTGTCAGTGTCAACAGACATAGGACAAATATATCAATCAATTGAATCCAGCGTTAACGCCATTGACAAGATGGCTAACACTGGTGCTGTTAGAGCAACAGAAGCAAGAACAATGAGTGGTGTTGCTATGGAAACAGAGTTTCAATTGTTAAATGCCAAACTAGCAGAGATTGCGGATCATTTAGAACTAGCAGAAGAACAAATGTGGCGTATATGGTGCTTGTATGAAGGAACTGCATGGGATGGTGAAGTGGATTATCCAGGTAGTTTTAATATCAAAGATACCAGCAACGATTTAGAACAATTGAAACTGGCTGTAGAAACTGCTACAGATCCAATGGTGCAACAGTATGCTAACAAAGAAATATTAGAAATATTTGATGTTGATGTTGACGAACTTGAGGAAGAATATCAAGCACATGTTATGATAGATCCTGTTACTGGCACAGAGATTATGGTAACCACTCTAGAGCAACATGAAAAATTAATGGCTTTAGGATGGCAACATAATGAGTAGACTAGATATAGACGCAATAAGAAGTCAAATGACGCTTGGCATGGACATTGCCTTAGGCGGAGTTGGCAGAGCAGAATTTATACAAAAGTTTGGCAGAAACCCTTCTATTGGTAATGCACCAGAAACTGTATGGAATTACGGAGGCATTTACGTTTATCCCACCGTAGCGGCACCAGTGTATGTAAGTGGTAGTGATGAACAAGATGGCGCCGCAGGCACAGGTGCAAGAACTGTTACAGTTCTAGGTTTAGATGCCAACTACAACATGATTCAAGAAACACTAACAGTAGACGGAGCACCATCAGGTAGCAGTTTCTTAAGAGTATACAGAGCATTTGTAGTTACGGCTGGCACATTAGGTGCTAACAAAGGCACAGTATTGATTTCAACAGGAGCAACTGGGACAGGAACAGTTCTAGCAGACATTGGCACCATAGGCTCAGGCACTACTTACGGAACAGGCCAGACATTCTTAGGCTTATACACAGTGCCAGCAGGATACAAAGGTTATCTTACCAGATGGAACATAGGTGTTGGTGCATACAATGATAATTGCACAGCACTATTAGGTTGGAAAAGTCCACAAGGACTATTTAGAACTCGTGATGTTATGAGTGTGCCAGGTGGATTACATAACATTAACTACAATGTTCCACTAATATTTGATGAAAAGATTGACATTGAAATTAGAGCACTTTGTTCAACAGGCACAGAAGTATCAACCAACTTTGATATAATTTTAATTAAATCATAACCAGGAGTAAGACAATGGCAATGTATAAAAAGAAAAAGAAGAAAACAGGCACCAAGAAGAAATATTAATAAATAAATATTTAAAACACTACCTCAAGGAGGGCGTCGCAACATGAGCGAACAAGAAATCATGGCAGGCAATACAGAGTCAACTGACGATTCAAGCCAAAAATTAAATAGTCAGGAAACACAGCAGGCTAAAACCTATACTGAAGAAGAATTTAATCAGCACATGGCAGGACTTAAAGCAAGTCTAACCAAAAAACTATTAAAACCTTATGAAGATTTAGGTGACCCAGAAGAACTACGCCAGTTGAGACAAGAGGCAGAAAAACGCCAACAGGAACAACAAATTAAACGTGGTGAGTTTGAAAAAACACTTCAGGAATTAGCCGCTAAAAAGGATCAAGAAATCCAAAAAAGAGATTCAGTAATCCGTGAATATAAGATTGACACTCCCTTGCTCACAGCGGCAAGTAAGATGAAGGCGGTGGCACCAGAACAAGTCAAAGCCCTGTTGAAAAACAACATCAATCTTAACGAAAACGGTGAAGTTACAGTTCTAGATGATAAAGGACAGGTTAGATACACTGATGACGGAACAGCGTTAACAGTGGATGATTTTGTAAAAGAATTCTTAGATACTAATCCACACTTTGTTGGTGCTACACCAAGCACAACATCTACGAAGACGAACATAGCACCTGGTAAGAGCGGAGATATTGATATCAATAAATTGGATATGACAAATCCACAACATAGACAACTTTATGCAGATGCCCGTAAGGCAGGACGCATCAAGTAAATTTAATTTTTAACTTAAGGAGTTAAACATGGCATTCCCATCAAACAGTAATACAGACATTAACCAGGAATTGTATGCAAACCTGGTTGCGGCGGCACAATACGCGGCTTATGAGTCAAGTATTGCTCGTCAGTTAGTTTCTGTTTTTGACATGCCTGCTAACGCAGGTAAAGTAGTCCAAGTTCCAGTTTGGGCGGCTATTACAGCAGAAAACATCGCAGACGAAGCGGCGGCAACAGCAAAAACAACAAACACAACAAGTGCTAGTATTACATTAACAGAGCATGTAGTTTACCATCAAATTACTGATATGTTAAAAGATTCAGCATACAACAATGTGTTAACACAATTAGGTGACCAATCAGGTCGTGCTATTGCTGAGTCAATGGATAACGAAGTATTTGCGTTATTCAACTCAATCTCAGCATCAGTAGGCACAGAAGACAGTGATATCACTGTAGACAACATCTTTGAAGCAGTAGCAACACTACGTGCGGCTAAAGTTGTAGGTCCTTTAGCGGCTGTTTTATCACCAATTCAAGCA